CGGCATACTAATTTGCTTGAAATCATTCTCGAGAAGTGAACTTTCAACAATTTCATTATCAAACAATGTGCCTAAATTTGAATTATCATTTAGCTTTTTTTCGCCACGACCATATAATAACCAATCTGTATTATATCCTAATCTTTCAATTCTTGCTAAAAATATTTTTCCAACGTTTGCATTCCCAGACGTGTAATTCCATAAGGCTTGCGGTGAAATGCCTAATGCTTCTGCAAATGCCTTGCTTGTAATGTAATCCTTTTCGATAAGTAATAACCTATCTACTATAGTTAAGTCGATATTTTTCATATAACCTTATTGAAACACTAAAAAAATCTATACAAATCTACATAAAACTACAAAATTATCAAATATTTTTTTCTATACAATTTACTACATAAAACTTCAATAAAATAAAATACGTATAAAGAATAAATATATTTTATTACCAATAAATTTGATGTTTTTTGAAAAATATATTGATTTTTTTGTATTATTTTTAAAAAAACTAAAAAAAGTTCTTGCATTGTATTGTATTTTTTTGTATTTTTGTATTGTAAAATTTGACACGGTAAATAAACAAATTTTACAGTGCATTGAAAATTTAACAAACGGTTCATATCGGAACTAAAACGATTTGCCTAAATTGGTATGTAGGGTTGAAAAACCGCTAAAGTTCGATTCTTTAGATAGGCACTAAACAAGTTTAATAGGTGCTTTATGAAAAAATACAAAATCTATAGAGTTTATAACAAAGAAAATGAAAAAATCTTTGAAGGTTGTTTAGACCGGCAAGAAATTAAGAATTTTGAAAAGATAGGCTTTTTAGTAGTTAATACTAAGAGCTATGTTAAAAGACAAATATTTTAAGGAATACAATGTACGCAGTAATTGAAGTAAAAACTAACAAAGTAGTAAAGAAATTTTATAATTTAAAACAAGCTGAATTGTACGCTTGGAGCTATAAAACTGATTGTATAATTAAAGAAATAAGGAATTAATAATATGAAAATCAATATATATCCTAACACATCAATTGCAGACCTAAATAAAATAAAGTCTGCTATAAATGGAGAATACGAAATTACATTTTTCAATTGCGGTATTAATGTAATAGTATATGTAAACAAATTTTTACTTGGTTGGTAGCGGTTATGGTTTGCTTAGTAGTTCAGCGGTTAGAACGGGAAGAGTTAATCTCAAACGGTCATAGGTTTAAATCCTATCTAAGCAACGAGCATTCTCCAAAATGCTTAAAAATGATAAATTAATTTGGGCTAATAGAGATATTAGCCTTTTATTGGGGGCTATTAAGTGTGGGCTAGAAAGCTAACACGAATGTTGGGAACACGGTTCGATTCCGTTAGCCTCCACAAAATTTAGGCATTGTTAATCACAGTGTTTACAGTTTTACTCATCTTTAAGATATAATTTTAATAATGCCTTTTAAAATTTTCGATTTTTCCTTAATATGTTAAAAAATGAATTTTGGGCAGGTAGCTCATACTATCTGCCTTTTATTAAGCGTATCTTACTCCAAATAAATAACTCCTGAAAATAGGTGCTGATTGATACCCAGCACTTTTGAAATTAATTAACTAATATAAAGAGGTTTTTATGATTCAAGAAAATAACGAAATGTTTATTGATGTAAACAATAGCATTTTAATCCAAGAAAAAGACGTTTTCAAGTCGTTCGATTCAAAAGTATTAGAAAATTTTTTTGACTATATGGACGGTTTAAAAAGTTCTAAGCAGAAATGGGAAAGGGAACTGTATCAAAACTTTGTGAGCAGTTGTTATTTGGTTTGTAGTGAAGATGTAAAAAAAGTGAGTTAGATTTTATAAATTTTAATAAGGTGAAGAAAATGAATACAAGAGACATTAGAGAAAAATTAACAGAAATTATCGACCAAATCGATACGATTGATTTGAGAAAAGCAAAAACGATAATTAACGCAGTTGATAAAATGCTTATATCAGCAAAAGATGAAAAAAAGTACTTTATTGATAAGAAAATATACGGTCAAGTTATACCAATTATGGATTTCTATGAAAATGATACAGATTATTTGGAATAGCTATTGGGGAAAACCAAGTAAATTACAAAAAAAATTTGGTAAGGATTACGGTAATTGTTTTGAGTTTAATGATATTATAGAGCTTAATGAATTAGCGAAATATTGCGAGCGTCATTACTTATCCAGACCGTCGTTATTAGGTTATAAAAACGAAATTAAAATAATTAGAATAATTGAAGTTGAACACGAATTTGATAAATTTGATTATGCAAACGATATTTATAATCGTGTTACTAAAGGCAAATTAAGAGAATTTAGTTGTATCATATTTTGTAATTTATGCGAACTTCACGGATATGATAATAATAGACATCTAAAATTAGACAAAGAAACAACTCATATATTTACTTTATTAATGATAACAAAATTTATCAATGAAAGGCTTAGCAAACGAAACAAATAGAAAACAAAAAAGGGCTTTTTACAGCCCTCAAATCTCGAAATATGAACTTCATTACAAATATAAGGAGAAATCAAATGAAATCCAAATCAATTTGTAAATTCACAAAAAGAAATTTTAGTTACAGACTTAATCATTTCTTAGAAAAGCAAAGAAATAAGATGTTTTTCTTCTTTGCATTGGTCATAATTTTAATATTAATATGGAGATAAGAAAATGGAAAATAATAAGACAATTATTCCGAGCAAGAACGGGAATAATACAGCAATAACAAAACCATCTCAAAGCGGTTTAAAATCATTTTCGGGATTAAAAGCAGAGCAAATAAGCACAGCGTTAAGCGGTTATAAATTACAATTAACGCAATTATTTAACAGCCCCGAAAGAGCGAGCAGAGGCATTCAAATAATGTCAATGCTGATAAGAAAAAATCCTGAATTAATGCAATGTAGCCAAGCAAGTATTATCGGAGCTATGTTATACGGTGCGAGTTTAAATTTAGATTTTAGCCCTCAATTAGGACACTGTTATTTAGTGCCTTATAAGAATAAAAATGCCGGCGGTGCATCGGACGCTCAATTTCAATTAGGATACAGAGGATTAGTAGAATTAGTGCATAGGAGCGAGAGAGTAAGTGAAATTTACGCTCATTGTGTTTATAAACACGATGATTTTACAGTTGAGTTTGGATTAAGCCAAACCATTAAACACGTTCCGGACTTTAGTGTAGCAAGAAACGACAATGATATTACTTTTGTTTATGCCGTTGGAACTATTAAAGGCGGTGGCAAAGTCTTTATTATACTAAGTAGAAACGAAATTGAAGAACTTAGGAAACGTTCGCCTATGCAGAAATTTGGTATTTCCGGAGCGTGGAAAACAGACTATGCTGAAATGGCAAAAGCAAAAGCATTAAAAAGATTATGCAAATTATTACCATTATCAATTGAGTATGATTATAGAGCGTTTTCAGATGGTATTGTAGCAAAGGGAACTGATATAAAAGAGATTGAAATTGAAGAAGCTGACTACGAAGATTTAACAGATATAGAAATCGACACCGACACCGAAAACGACCTTTTAAAGACTTTAGAGCAAGAAAAAGAGCAAGAGTTAAATAACATCAAAGAAACGATATTTTAATCAATAGGAGCTTATTATGTTTGAAATAATGACAAATAAAGACGATGCTGAAAAGCAAGAACGTCGTTTATGGTTACAAGAGCGACAAAAGGGAATAGGCGGTTCGGATATAGGCACTCTTATTGGATTAAATAAATATCAAACTAATGTAGATTTATATTTCAGTAAGGTTAATCCGGTGCAAGATGACAACGGTAATAAGTTTACAAGAACCGGCAAACAATTAGAGGATTTTGTTGCGAAATGGTTTGCTCAAAAGACTAATTTAATGGTAAGAAAAGCAGAAAAAGAGAATTACACTGATTTCGACGTACCTTATTTTAAAGCGAGCGTAGATAGGTTAATTAATGAAGACACTATCTTAGAAATCAAAACAACCTCAATTAATACAGACGAGCCTTTACCTTATTGGATAGCACAACTACAATGGTATTTAGGAATACTAAACAGACCGCAAGGCGTTATAGCGTGGGTAACAATACCTCATAATTTTGATTATGACTTTTTAAATTCTAAAAATTGGACAGAGCAAGAACTCGAAATATTAAAATGTTCGCTTAAATTAGAATGGCGTGTTATTGAGAGAGACGATTATTATATTAGAGAATTACGAGAATATGCCGCTAAGTTTTGGAATAATCACGTAATCCCAAGAGTACCGCCGGAGCCTATAAATGCTTATGATGCTATGAAATTATATCCGGTGGCAGACTCTAAAAAGACACGTGAAATTTCAGATAGTTTTTTATATACTATAAACCGTATTCAAAACGTAAAAGAAGTTATAAAAAAATATACAGCTGAAAAAGAGGATTTAGAAACCACTTTAAAAATTTACATTCAGGATAATGAAGCACTGACTAAAAATAACAAAGTAGTTTGCACTTATAAAAATCAAACTAACAATAGAGTTGACACTGACAAATTGAAAGCAGACGGCATATATAACCAATACTTAAAAGCAAGCAATTCAAGAACATTATTAATTAAGATTTGAGAGAGTAAAATATGGAATATGAAGAATTTTTGAAAAGCAAGGTTGTAATTGCTGAAATGTTTGGTATAAATACAAATGAATTAGATTTTAATCCTAAACTTTTTCCACATCAAAAAGATATAGCAGCATTTTGTTTAGAAGGTGGCAGACGTGCAATATTTGCGAGTTTTGGACTTGGAAAAACATTTATGCAATTAGAAATTGCTAAACAGCTGATTGAAAAATATCAAAGACCTTTTTTAATTGTAATGCCTTTGGGGGTTAGTGGTGAGTTCAAAAGAGATAATATTAAATTAAGCACCGGATTAGAATTAACGTATATTACGGACACTGATAAAATAGAACATTTCAATAATCAAATCTATATAACTAATTACGACCGTGTGAGAATGGGAGATATTAACCCAGATTGTTTTATCGGAGTATCTTTTGACGAAGCAAGTATATTGCGAAATTTACAGACCGAAACAACAAATTATGTATTACAGTATTTCAAAAAATTACAATTTCGATTTATAGCAACTGCGACCCCGACACCTAACGACTTTATTGAAATTTTAAATTATGCTGACTATTTAGGAGTTATTTCAAGAGGGCACGCACTTACAAGATTTTTTCAAAGAGATTCTCAAAAAGCCGGCAACTTGAAATTATATGAAAATAAAAAAGAAGAGTTTTGGAAGTGGGTAAGCACTTGGGCAGTCTTCTTAAACGACCCGTCGGACTTAGGGTATGATGCGACTGATTATGTTTTGCCTAAATTGAATATATTTGAGCATTTAGTAAATTATGATAATGACGAAATGAAATTAGACGAATGGGGAAATCCTATTCTATTCAATAAAAATGCTAAATCATTAATTGAAAGCTCCAAAGAAAAAAGAGTATCTGTTTTAAATCGAATTGAAAAAGCAATTGAGATTGTAAATAATAATCCTGACGATAATTTTATATTGTGGCATTCATTAGAATATGAAAGAGATATTTTAGAAAAGAGATTTAAAGGCAAAAACTTTATTTCTGTTTTTGGTTCACAAAAACCCTCAATTAAAGAGCAAAGATTAATAGACTTTTCCGAAGGTAAACATCAATATTTACTTACAAAGTCTAAAATAGCAGGTTCCGGTTGTAATTTTCAAGAGAATTGTAATAATATGATATTCGTGGGTATTGATTATAAATTCAATGATTTTATTCAATCAATTCACAGATGTTACAGATTTGGACAAACTAAAGAGGTTAATGTTCATATTATTTATACTGAGCAAGAACAACATATAATGAAAACTTTATATGATAAATGGAAAAAGCATAACGAATTAAATCAAAATATGATTAAGCTGATTAAAGAGTTTGGGCTTAATTCTAATGTATTAAAATCTCAAATGAGGCGAAAAATGTTTAATGAAAATAAATGTATAAAATTAAATAACGTAGATTTGTATAATGATGACTGTGTTATAGCAACTGACAAAATAAATGATAATTCAATCCAAATGATTTTAACGTCTATTCCTTTTGGAGACCATTACGAATATTCAGATAATTATAACGATTTTGGGCATAATCACGGTAACGGAAAATTCTTTGAGCAAATGGATTTCTTGTCTCCTAAGTTATTAAGAGTATTAGAGCCCGGACGTATTTGTGCAATTCACGTTAAAGACCGTATAAGATATTCATATCAAAATGGAACGTCATTTACTACAATATCCGATTTTAGCGGACAGACTGTTCAATCATTCGAGAAACACGGATTTTTCTTAATTGGTAAAATTACAGTAACAACTGACGTAGTAGCAGAAAATAACCAAACTTACAGATTAGGCTGGACAGAGCAAACAAAGGACGGCTCTAAAATGGGAGTTGGTTTACCTGAATACGTTTTATTGTTTAGAAAACCGCCGACAAGCTCCGATAATGCTTATGCTGATAATCCGGTAGATAAATCAAAATCTGAATATACAAAGGCATTATGGCAGTTAGACGCTCATTCTTATCAAAGAAGTAACGGCAATAGATTTCTAAGTTTACAAGAACTTAAAACATTAGAGCCGAGATTTATTTATTCTAAATGGAAAGAGTTTAATAAACAAAATATATATGATTTCAAACAACACGTTTTTACTTGCGAAGAGTTGGATAAATTACGTAAACTAAGTTCTACATTTATGACGTTGCCGGTGCATTCAAACAATGATATGGTATGGACTGATATAAACCGTATGAAGACACTCAATACAAACCAAGCCTTAGCGAAAAAAGAGAAACATATTTGCCCTCTCCAATTTGATATTATTGAACGCTTAATAAACAGATATTCAAAAGAAAACGAAACAATTTACGATCCGTTTGGCGGTTTATTTTCGACAGCATACAAAGCATTAGAAATGAATAGAAAAGCTATTTCAGTAGAATTAAATCCTGAATACTTTGCGAACGGTCTATTTTACATTAAATCATTATTATACAAATTATCAGTACCGACATTATTTGATTATGCTGATATAAACAAAGTTAGTTAATTAAAAGGAAAGCAACCTATGATAAACACAGATAAACAACAGGCACTGGCTAAAGAATGCCACGCTACAAATGTTAAAAATGGATTTTGGAATATTGATATACCAAGAACATTAAGACGGTTACTTATTATAACCGAAATATCGGAAGCAATTGAGGCATTGAGAAAAAACGATAATCCTGAAAAACCAAGCCCCCAATTATATGATTTACTCTATACTGATTTAAAGACTAATAACATTACAGGATATAAGTATAAATTTGAAACTCAAATCAAAGATACATTTTTTGATGAAATTGCAGACACTTGCATAAGAATTTTTGACTATTGTGAGGGGTTAGGAATAAGATTAGATTATGGATTTGTTAATCCTATTGTTAACCCTATTACGCAAGATAATGAATTATGGGATTCTTTTTTTATTTTACTCAATTGGATAATTGAGGCTGATTTTAAAATTGCCCTATATCATTTATTCAAGATTGCCAATTATTACGATTTCGACCTAATAAAGCATATCGAACTAAAGAACGAATATAACAAAACAAGAGAATATTTACACGGAAAACAATTTTAAACCAATAAAGGAAACCAGATGAGCGATGTAGCAACATTATTACAAAATTCAAATTCTCAATTTGCTAATATTGTAATAATGGATAAATCAGATTTCGAGAACTTTGTAAGCAATTTAATCAGCGGAGTAAGTTCTCGATTTCAAACCGTAGATAATAAAATTGTAAATATGGACAAAGAATTGAATAAACTAAGAGTAGCATTAGGCAGAAAACAGATGCCGGTGCAAATTAAAGACCTTGCTAAACTTTTAGATGTAAGCCAACAAACAATACGTAATTTGATTACTAACAAAATTATTGATAGTTCTATTATCAGTAAAAGTGGAATAATTAGAATGGACTTACTAAAAGCATTAGACGAGATTGAAACAAAAGACCCGAAATTTAAAAATATAAACAAGGTCTTAGAGATTAAGAAAAATAGGTTAATCAAAAATTAGTATTTTATAGAGAGTTAATATGAAAAAGAAAATCGAAATGGACGTATTCAGAAAGCTATTTGATGATTTAAATAGTAATAGCAAGCATAACCAACCATTAAAAACGATTTAAAAGGGCTATCTTGAACGAAAAAAGCGGATACTTTGTAGCAAAAAGAAACGTATTTGATAATAAGATTTTTAGAGATTGTAAAACATATTTAGTTTACAGTGAAATCCTAAGATTAATTAGTCATAAACGATTTACTATTGAAAGCGACGGTTACAATGGTATAACATTACAAGCCGGTCAAACAATCCTGAAATATTCTCACTTTGAAAGATGGAATATTGATAAAAGAGTAATTTCTGAAATAATGAAAAAGCTAAAAGATAATAATTTATTGAATTACGAAACTAAGTATATGAAAAGCAATATAACACCACAATATACTTTAGTAACAGTTTCAAAGGATATATTTACAATCAGCAGAGAAAAACCGTTGCAACAACCAATGCAACATCAAACGCAACAACCAACTATTAATAATTACAATGACTTACAAGACGATTTGCAACAACCAATGCAACAACCAATGCAACAACCAAACGAATTAAAACATATATATAATAACAAAAAGAATAGTAACAAAAATAAAGATAAAGAAAAAATAAATAAAAAAGAAAGTTTTGAAAATTCTAATTTGGAGCAAGAAATGAAGCAATTTGATTTGAGTTTTGTAGATAGTAATTTTATTGATATTTTTAACGAGTTTATTCAATTTAGAAAAGACCTTAAAAAACCGTTTAAGACTATGCAAGGAATTAGAGGTTGCTATAATAATCTAATTGAATTAAGCAATAACAATCCTGACACTGCAAAACTTATAGTTAAACAATCGATTGCAAACGAATGGCAAGGACTTTTCCCAATTAAGAATAATCAAAGCGGTTACAATCAGAAACCACGTTCAAACTATATGCCGTTGCCGGATAGTTACGACGAACCGGAAAAACCAATTAATAATATTTACAAAATGCAGAAAGCAACAAACTTTTAAGAAAACAAAAATATGGGAACTATTGAACTATTAGAAAAAGAATTTACAGACGTTCCGATTACTGAAATAAACAGTTTAGGGGAATTATCAAAATTAATCCTTGAAAAATATTCTAAAATCAGTGAATTTAAGCCCGAACTAACAGACCAAGAATATTTAGAAAAAGAACGGATTAAGATAATATCCCTTAAACATAGATTTATAGCAATAGCAAATGAAGTAACGCAAAAGAAATATATTATTGACGCTGATAATAAAGAAATAATATCAAACCTTTTTGGTTATTTTATGAATACAGAAACGGAACTAAACAAAAAGAAGTGGCTATGGATATACGGAGGTCTTGGAGTTGGAAAAACCGATATGATAAGAGCTTTTTTAAAACTTAAAGCAGAATCCAAGCCGACGTTTGAATATACATATAGCCACGTAAACCACATTATTAGAGCAATACAGAATAAAGAAAAGACAGATAGTAATTATATAAATATTCCTTGCTTATTTTTAGATGACGTTGGCACTGAGTCAAAAGAACAATCTTATTACGGGGAACGCAAGAACGCAATAGATAGAATCTTACAAGAACGGTACGATTTAAGACACC